ATGGCAGCAGGATTGGCTTATTACATTAGCGTTAAAAGACCTGAAGCATCTGACAGAGCGCCATTATTAAAGCAAATTTACGATGAGCAGTGGGATTTGGCGGCAGATGCCGACAGAGATAAGTCATCGTTTTTTATGGTTCCTGGGGGGTATAGCCGAGTATGAGTAGTTACGCTACAGGTAAAAAGGCTTTCGGGTTCTGTGACAGGACGGGATTCAGGTATCCGTTGAAGGATTTAGTTCCACAGATAGAAAATGGCAGGCCCAATGGTTTGCTGGTGGGTCGTGATGTGGTTGATGAAGATCAGCCTCAGTTGCAGTTGGGTCGTCTTAAAACAGCAGATCCACAGGCATTGAGAGACCCAAGGCCCGATCAGGGACTAGCAGAAAGCAGAAGACTTTTTGCCTTTGACCCTGTGGGCGGCGGTAACAGCGCCTTGGGCAGCAGAACGGTAGGTTTGGATATTACGGCTGAGGTCGGAAAAGTGACAGTGAGTACAGGATAATGGCTTGGACATATACAACGCTTCAAAACGCGATTAAGGATTACTTGCAAAACTCTGAAACGACTTTTGAAAATAATCTTGCCAATATGATCGTTCAGGCAGAAAACAGAATACTAAAGTCGGTGCAGTTGCCTGATTTTAGAAAGAACACCACGGGAACAATGACTAGCGATAATGCCTATCTTTCAACGCCTACGGACTTTATGTCTCCATATTCTCTGGCGCTTGACAACAGCGGCTATGAGTTTCTTATTTTCAAGGACGTTAATTTCATCCGAGAGGCTTATCCGGTCTCTACAACAACGGCTACACCGAAATATTACGCCATGTTTGATGATGCCTCATTTATCTTAGGGCCGACACCTAACAGCAATTATACGGTAGAACTGCATTATTTTTATAAACCTACGTCTATTACTACGTCAGCAGACGGTACAAGCTGGCTGGGTAATAACGCAGAAACCGCTTTGCTCTATGGCTGTCTTGTGGAAGGATATACTTTTATGAAAGGAGAGCCTGATGTGTTCGCTGCGTACCAGAAGCAATATGAAGATGCTCTGATGCAGTTGAAGTCATTGGGCGAAGGTTATAGTACAACGGACAGTTATCGTAGCGGTGCTGTAAGGAAAGAAAGAGTCTGATGCTAAATATAAGCGCACAAGTAGAGCCAGGAACCTGCGTGGTGCATACCACTAAAAACAGAGGTTTTACCCCAGAAGAAATTGCTGAAAGGGCAATTCCCAAGGTGGTTTCTATTGCCGAGGGTGCAAACCCAGAGGTAAGAGAGCAGGCAGAGGCGTTTAAGCGAAGACTTTTCCATGTGATTGTCAAGGCTTGTAATGACGCAATACAAAGCGACAGAACAACGCTTGCCAATCTTTTGACACAACAAGGCCATAAAGACATGGCGGATATTTTAAGGAGGCTATGATGGCCCATACCCAAGCGGTAGCAACGTCTTTCAAGAGTGAATTACTTCAGGGTATTCATAATTTTCATAACGGATCGGGTGGCGGCACAACCACGACTACAGGGACAGGTAATACCTTTAAGATTGCTCTGTACACGAGTAGTAGCACGATGTCTGCCTCAACTACGGCCTATACGACCACAAATGAGGTGTCCGGCACGAACTACACTGCGGGAGGAAATACATTAACGAATGTTGATCCTTCAACCTCTGGAACGACAGCACTGACAGATTTTGCAGACAGCACATGGAGTTCAGCCACGATAACCGCAAACGGGGCATTGATTTACAACTCAAGCACCACGGCAGGTTCAGCGAACAGAGCGGTGGTTGTTCTGGCATTTGGTGGCGATAAAACAAGTACGGCTGGTGATTTTACGATTGCATTCCCAGCAGCAGACGCTTCAAACGCAATTATAAGGATTGCCTAACAGGTTAATGGAATGGCAGATGCAAAAGTCGCATGGCAGGGATGGAACTCCAGCAACATTGCATGGGGCGAAAGCACATGGGGTGATGCAGAAGAGGCAGTGCCAGGCACAACAGCCTCAGTCGGTTCCGTTTCAGTCAGTGCAGAAGCAGGCGTATCAGCTTCAGGGAATGAAGCCACTGTATCAACGTCCTCTGTCACGGTTACAGCGGCGGCTTCGGTCAGCGCAAGCGGCAATTCGGCAACGGCTTCAGTTGGCTCTGTTACGGCTACAGGCATTGCCAACGTATCAGTCACTGCGCCAGCGTCTACAGCCTCCGTTGGGAGCGTTACCCCTTCGGCCTCTGCGGGAGTTTCGGTATCAGGAAATTCCGCTACGGCTAATGTTGGCAGCGTTAGTATTTCTGCCGCTGCTGGTGTCAGCGTTACTGGTTCGGGTGCTACTGCATCTGTTGGTAGTGTTAGCACTGAAACCGCTAATGTTGTTGATGTTACGGCTCCTCAGTCTCAGGCACTCGTTGGCAGTGTCAGCACTGGTTCCGATGCGGTGGTTACGCCAAGCGGAAACAGCGTTGAAGCAACAACGTCCGGTATCAATATATGGGGGCTTGTTGACACAGATCAGACAGCAAGCTGGAGCGGTATCAGCACTACTCAGACACCTGAGTGGTCTGGTGTATCAACAACTCAGGACGGTTCTTGGTCTTCCGTATCAAATTCACAAACAGCTAACTGGAGTTCGGTGGATACTGACCAGACTCCTGAATGGAAAGAGGTAGCTTAAATGGCAACTTATGTAAATGATCTCAGGCTGAAAGAAATCGCTACTGGCGACGAATCAGGGACATGGGGCACAAGCACGAACACGAATCTTGAGTTAATTGCTGAAGCATGGGGCAGCGGTTCTGAAGCAATCACTGGCACAAGTCATACCATTACTATGGCAGATGGATCAAGTGACGCTGCAAGGGCTTACGCTTTGACGCTGACAGGCTCTACTACTGCGACTAACACAGTGACTCTTGCTCCTAATACGGTCAGCAAAACTTGGATTATTCAAAACAGTGCTGGGTATCAGGTCACTATTTCACAAGGCACAGGCGCTAATGTCGTAATTCCTAATGGTGGAATTAAGATGGTTGTTACTGATGGAGCAGGCGCAGGAGCCGCCGTTACTGATGTACTCGATTTAACAGGCGGTACAGGTAATGTCGGCTTGGGTTCTGGCAACTTAGGTACGGCCCTAACAACGGGAACGGATAACGTCGCCATAGGCGAGGCCGCGCTTGATGCGGTGACTTCGGGTTCCGACAACACTGCGGTAGGTGATAACGCCGCAGGAGCCGTTACGACGGGGGGATCGAACGTAGCCATTGGTTCCGGCGCTCTGCTGGTTGCGACAACTGCGAGCAATAACGTGGCAGTTGGTACTTCGGCACTTACGGCTAATACTTCCGGTACGGATAACGTGGCGGTGGGTGACGCAGCCGGGGATGCTGTAACGACAGGTTCAGACAACACCCTGATTGGCGATAACTCCGGTGGCGCTCTGACAACAGGAAGTAATAACGTAGCTGTTGGATCAGGAGCCTTATTAGTAGCAACTACAGCAGCCGACAACACTGCGGTGGGAACATTAGCTTTAACGGCTAATAGTTCTGGCACGGACAATACGGCAGTCGGATACGCGGCAGGTGACGCTGTAACAACTGGTTCAGACAACACTTTGGTTGGTGATAACGCTGGGGGTGCTATAACAACGGGTAGCGATAATGTTGCTATAGGCTCTGGTGCGCTAGATGCTGTGACAACAGCAAGTAATAATATAGCAATTGGATCAGATGCTCTTGGGGCTAATACTTCTGGAACGGATAACGTAGCCGTTGGAGATTCAGCAGGCGATGCGGTGACTACCGGATCAGATAATACGCTGATTGGAGATAATGCTGGCGGAGCCATAACAACGGGCGGTGACAATACGGTTGTGGGTTCAGGCGCATTAGCCACAGAAGACGGAAACGGACAAAACGTAGCCGTTGGATCGGCTGCATTAGCCACCCTAAATGCTGGTGCTGATGCGGGTAACGTAGCGGTGGGATACCAGGCTTTAACAGCCGCTACCACGGGAGTTGATAATGTAGCGGTGGGCTTTCAAGCAGGTGACGCAGTTACCACTGGCTCAGATA